GATTTTTGGTGGTGTCAGGGTGTCAGGGTGTCAGGGTGTCAGGGTGTCAAGGTGTCAGGGTTTCCTTTTGTCATACCCATTTCGATGCCGTTGATGAAAGCGTGCAGCGTTTCGAAACATTGGCGCGCGGGAACATGCCCGCCCATTATGGGTGTTGATGATCCACCGCTTTCGTTTACTAAACGCATAATACAATGCCCGCCATATGCGCCGGAACGGTAAAAGGTTCCGACATTGGCGCGCCATTTCCCGTTTTCGTCTTTTGTCCAAGGTTCCGGGTTTTCGCCCATAATGCGGTTAAGACGTGCAACGCCATATTCAATATCTTTTTTCGTGATGCGCATTTTTCGTTTTTCCTTTCGTTTTTCCTTTGGCGCACGATTGCACCGTAAAACCGCCGGGCATTGCACCCGGCGGCTTTTGGCGTTGCAATCTTACGCGATTAATTCGCTCGCATATCCGGCGAAATATTCGCCCGCAAGGCACGCGCGCATATCCGCGAAACCGTGAAACTCGAATTGATAGGCGTTTTGGCGGATATAATCGGCGCGTTCGCGCACGCTGTAGCATTCGCGCCATATTTCGTTCGCTTCGCTTTGTTCGGTTTCGGAAAAATGGTTTTCGTCAAAAACCGGATAATCTGAAAGCGCGTTTAAAATTTCGGCGGCTTCAATTAGTAGGCTTTCCGGCGCGTCGGGTTTCAGCATTAGATATTCAACCCAGCCGCAAGCCCAATGTGACGCGCGCCAATCGTACACGCTATTCGGCGCGCCCAACGCTTCGGCGGCTTCGCGCAAGTGTTTAAACATGCTGACATAATTGCTGTTTTCTAGCGCGTCGCTGTCACGGTTGCGCGAATATAGGACATATTCGCCCACCGGGTTAAACCCGCCATAATATTCTGGTCTCTCCCATATGGTTTCGGTCAGGGTGTCTTTTGCTTTTTCCAATGATAGGTACACTTTTTTGGTCTCCTTTTCGGTTGCGGTTAAAAGTACCGTAAAACCGCCGGGCATTACCCCCGGCGGCTTCGGCGCTACTTTCAAGCGGCTTCGGTTTCGGCTTCGGTTTTTTCGGCAAGGTTTCCGCTCAAGTAGTCAGCGGCACGTTGCGCCATTGCAGCGGCTTTGAAAATTGCGCGCTTGTCTTCGCGCAATACTTTTAGCCATCCGTCGATATAGCTAGAATGGTCTTCGCGCACGGTATTCTCTAACCCTAGCGCGCTGCACAACATAGCCGCGCCGATTTCGGCTACTAGTTCTTCGCGCGCATAGTCTTTTGAACCGAAAGCGTTTTTGATGTTCCGGTCCAACCGTTTTTCATGCCCGGTCCAATGCGTCAATTCGTGCAGCGCGGTTCCGTAATATGCAACCGCGCTATCAAACGCCGCAAAATGCGGCATTTGCACGAAGTCCTGACCGGGCGAGTAATAAGCGCTGTCTCCACCGTGCCGCATTTCCGCGCCGGTTTCGGCAATAAGTTTTTCGGTTGCGGCGCACGTATCGTCCGGGTTGCGTTCAATCGGTCGCGGGTAGTATTTTTCCGGCAACCCGTCGATCTGTTCGGCATTAAATACCGTGTAATGCCGCAACATGGGGATTTGCACGTCTTCGCCGGTGCTCTTATCTTCGACTGTTATTTTTTTGAAAAAAACAACCGGCGAACCTTTTTCCCCTTTGCGAACCTGCCCGCCTTCGGCTTGCGCTTGCTTATAAGTGAGCCAATGCGCCGCGCCCCAAGGGGATAGTTGCAGCAACAGCCAATTGATCCCCTTATACGGCACGCCATTGTGGCGCAAAGGATCACCGGCACCGTTGCAGGCCCATGATTTGCGCCACGGCGCGGTGCCGTTTTCCAGCGCGTTGATGATTTGATTGGTCACGTCTTGATAGATATCTTTTTTAACCACGGCTTAGGTTTCCTTTCGTTTGATTTACCTGACCCCGTATATAATCCGGTTAGAATTAAGCGCCAACAAAAAAATGACGAAAACGGCAAAATAACAATAAAATTTTCGAGCGGGCATTTTTTAAGTAACAAAATTTCAACGCTCGACGATTTCACGAAATATAATTGCGTGACGGCTTTCTAACGAGTTCGCGTAACTTTATTATAATTTAACTATATCATACGAAATTTTCTTGCGTGGCCTTACGTTTTGGCGCAATATTGCTTCTACCAATTAACTTGTGGGGGTTTTTTGTGACAGATAAGCCCAAAAAACGCGGTCCCGGCAACCCTAACATGATAAAGGGTGCGCCAAGCGTAAACCCGCGCGGACGTGCCGCGTCACGGGACTACTTAAACCGTGATATAGATCACGCCCTTCGCGAAGCGTTAAACAATGAAGCGCACGGCGGCGCAGTAGGTTACATGCAAAAGCTCGCCGCCGAAAAACCGGCGCTTTTTTGCGGGTTGCTGCAAAAGGTAATGCCAAGCGACATTGCTGCAACCGTGCAACATACAATTATTGACCTTGGCGCTGCTATGGCGGAGGCTGAAGCGCGGTTAGCTAGAATGCAACCCGTCCTAGAAATAACACCGTTACATGTTCAACCGTTAGACGACCAAATAGCAAACGAGCACCGTCTAACCCTGCAACCCGTTGATAACAAAGAAAAAGTATAATCCGGTTGATTTATCATAATGTACATTATGCGACTTTCGCGCGCCGTCTTGGGTTGCACGGTGTCACGTATTACGTTGCGCGCGGACGGGGGGTGCCGGGGGGCGGGGGGCAAAAAATCGCCCGCAGCCTGTCGTCTATGGTGGTCTTGCGCCCGTTCTATATTATTTTTTTGAAAATTTTCGGAGGGGGTGCCTGTGGCGAAGCGACCAGAGCCTAGACAGAACGAGCAAGAGCTTATCGCTAAGATGCTCTCGTTCGCGGACGACCCTGCCGCGTTTGTCATGTTTGCGTTTCCGTGGGGGAAACCCAACGGACCTTTGGAGAACATGACCGGGCCGCGCGAGTGGCAAATGGAAGTGCTGTTGAAGATGAAACAGCATATTGTCGAAAACCGGCACAAAGCCGCTCACAATATGTATCCAGAGCTTTTGAAGATTGCGATTGCCTCTGGTCGCGGTATTGGGAAGTCCGCGATGTTGGCGTGGATAGCGCTCTGGCTTTTCACCTGCGTCCCTTCCAGCACTGTCATCGTAGCAGCGAACACCGAGCAACAGTTGAAGGGTACGACCTTTCCAGAAATACGGAAATGGGCGACGATGGCGATCCACGGTAACTGGTTTGAACATCATGCCATGAGCCTACGACCGGCACCTTGGTTGGTGGATGCTTTGAAAACGACAACGGATTTGGACGATGCGTACTGGTACATTCAAGCTAGGTTGTGGAGCGAGGAAAGTCCCGACGCTTTTGCGGGTGTGCATAGCCAGCGTGGTATGGCCGTTTTGTTTGATGAGGCTTCTGGTATTCCGTCCGTCATATGGCCTGTCACGCAGGGGTTCTTTACGGACAGGACGACGCACCGTTTCTGGGTAGCGATCAGCAACCCGCGTAATCCGTCGGGGGCGTTCTTTGAGTGCTTCCATTCGAACCGGGAGAGTTGGTGGAACAAGAACATCGACGCGCGGTCGGTCGCTGAGAACGATCAGATGCTTTACGAGGACATCATTCGTGAGCACGGCGAGGATAGTGACCAAGCGCGGGTCGAAGTCTACGGTCAGTTCCCGCGACAGGGCGACCAGCAATTCCTGTCGCGCGGTGAGATTAATGATGCCGTGGAGCGTACTGTCGAGAACGATCCCGGCGCACCGTTGTTGATGGGCGTTGATCCGGCACGGTTCGGAGATGACGAGGCGGTGATAGCGTTCCGGCGCGGGCGTGATGCCGACGTACTACCGTGGCAGCGTTACAAGCGCTGCTCTACCACGGAGCTTGCAGAGCATTGCGCGCAGGCGATCCAAGAGTATAAGCCTGACGGGGTGTTCATCGAGGGCGATGGCGTGGGTGGTGGCGTCATCGACATCTTGAAGCACTACGGCTACAGGGTCATCGAGGTCACGGCAGGGGGTAAGGCCGACAACAAGGATATGTACGCCAACCACCGGACGGAGTTGTGGGGTCGGTTGCGCGATTGGTTGCCGTCTGCGAGCCTGCCGGGCAACAAGAATTTGGCCGATGACTTGGCGGCACCGATGTATATCTACACCCTAAAAGGTCAACAGCAATTGGAGAGCAAGGACAAGATGAAGAAGCGTGGTTATGCCTCTCCGAACAATGCCGACGCATTGGCGATGACATTCAGCAAGACCGTGGCACGGTCAGATAATTACGTGTCACGTAGGATGCGACGAAACAATGTTGCGAAAGATATGGACTATCGCGTAATATAATGTTAACTTGCCGGTACTTTTTGCAAAAAGGAGTTTCCTATGGGCGGGATTTTTAGCGCACCGAAAGCACCACCTCCACCGCCGCCGCCGCCGCCGCCGCCGGAGCGTAGCTCCGCTGAGGTCGGCGCAGAGGCAGCGGCAGAGCGCAAACGTCTGCGCGCGCAGCGTGGTCGGGCATCGACGATCCTGACAGGGGGTCAGGGTGTTGCAAACGGTTCGGCAGTAGCGACCAAACAGTTGTTGGGTCAGTAAGATGCCCACGGGTGTTCAAGTTGATTACGTCCGACTGCAACCTGGGGATACCATGACGTTCTCAGCGGAAAGCTCGTCAGCGACCGAAGCGTTTGTCGGTCTAAACTGGGAAGAATTGTTCTAATGGTTGACACAATCCGCACAGAAACCGATCTGCTCACCAACATTTTTCAAGACGGACAGGCAGCAGGGTCTATCACTGCCCAGGACGTGCGCGATCTGATTGTGTCGATGCGCCCCGGCTTCGGGGAAGTGGGTATGCAGGGCAATGCCACGGCGACCACAATCAGCGTAGCGGGTACTTATTATAAGGTGGCAGGGACGACGGCTTTGTCCGGTAGCGAGTATTTGTTCGACGATAACAGCGTATCGAACCGTCTTCGCTATACCGGAGCCTCCGATAAGTTGGTGATGGTAACAGCTACGATCTCCTTTATCAGTGCGTCCAACAACCAATCTGTTGCCTTTAAGGCATATCGCTATGATGACAGTGGGGCTTCAGGGGCAGTTATTGATGACAGCCTAGTTACTTACTATGTGAGTAACGCCAGCCAAGCGAAATCCGCAACTTTGCAATGTCATGCCGTATTGTCCACGAACGACTATATCGAACTTCATGTTGCTAATGAGACTTCGACCGCCAATGTGACGGTGGAAGACCTAGCTATTC